ATTATAACCAACAAAGATTATTTTATTATATTTCTTATTAAGCTTAACAATTTCATTAGCTTCTTTTAGATTAGAACAAAGGGGTTTTTCTGTGTAAACATGAAGCCCTTTTTCTATAGATTTCCGCGTTCGTTTCGTACCCTTGCGTGCTTCACTTTGTTTTCTCCTCCACTCTTCAGAACGCGGAGGTCTTTTAAGAGCAGCTAAACTAATCTTTCTTTTTGTTTCTTCAGAAAGAATCCTCCCAACTTTCCCAATTTTTGCTAAGCTCATTTTTTTCTTAGCCTCATCTGAGAAAGGAACTCCTTTATTCCATGCTTTTTGTCCAATATGAGAAGCAATCATCCTTTTCAACGATTCTTCTGAATGTTTCTTCCCTAACATTGGATGCCCTTTTTCTGATAGTTGTTTTTTTGTTGCCTCGCTTATTTTTTTTCTAGTCTCTTCGGATACTTTCTTCCCTCGATGCGCATTACCTATTTTCCTTCTGTGCTCATCAGAAAGAGAAGGCATTTTAATACCAGTATGAGCTATACTCATCTTCCTTTTTGCCTCTTCTGTATGTCTTATATTGTGCATATTATTCTAATGCAGTATAACCAGATGTGCTGATATTTGGAAAAGAAAAACCATATATGATAGGTTGTGCATTTGAAGTTGATCCCAGTATACGTACCTCAAAAAAATGTCCAGTCAGTGTTTCTGTTAATTGAATCTCTGCGACATTTGATAGTGCGTGTCCTACAGTAATGAACTCCTTACCATCAACTCGTATCTGAATTTCCATATCCGTACTTTCTTTGCTATAGACCATTATTTTTCCATGGAGATCTTTGAGTAAGCCTCGATCGCCAAAATCGAGCTCATGACTGATGAACTCAAATTCTACTGCTGTACCATTATCAGTTCCACCACTGTCTATAGTATAACATCGCGCTGTATTGTCGCCATACGCCACAGTGACTGCGGTAGAATTTATGTACTGAGAAAAACAAGTTGGTCTCTGAGCATAGCTCAAGACAGCCCACTCCTGCATTTGAATGTTATAGCGTAAGACCACGTTGTTGTATGTCACCAGTCCTACAGTAATATTCCCGATCGAGCACCAGTAATATCTGTTATTTGCATGTCCCGCCACGCTAGCGTAGTTAGCCGAATCCATATTATCTATAAATTGCTGCACGGGGCGAGAAATTCTAATCGGCTCGCTCCCACGGGTCATATAAATACCATCTGGATTAAAAAAGAAACAATTTCCTCCACCTGTTGCAATAGATCGTACTGAAGAACATCCAATATTCCACAAAAAATCTGCTTGAGTAGCCGATCCATTATATGTGTACATAGCGCGCTCTTTCAGAATTATGAGCAGTCCTGAAATCTTTGCTAAACCAACAGCAGCTCCGGCATACGCCGTCTGGTCGGGATCAACAATTATCGTTTTTATACCTGATGAAGTCCAACTTATCGTATTGTATGCAGAAGCAGCGGGGATACTTGATCCACGTAATGTTCCATTAGCTTGTAATACCCAAAGCCGATCCTTATATCCGAGCACATCAATTCCTGTCGGCATATTCGCCGTATCGAGATTTGTGTTCGAGGTAAATGATCCAGTGCCAGTCCATGCGAGTGGTGCGTCAGTACCATTCTGGTAGACAACAGCGTCAAGAAATGTCTCGAACCGATGCACTGCTCCTGCCGTATTACCCGTTCTCACTGCTGACCCAGTAGCGACATTAAAGATTGAGGATGTGGCGTCTCCTACTATGTTCACTGCGGCAAGAAGAGCGTGATTGCTTCCATCACGATCACGGAAGTTGTGCATGCCCAAAATATTATTACTTTCACCAACTAATTGGGCATTTTCAAGTACACCACCCTTTCTGACCTTTGCAGCGCCATAGATCTCATCAAAGACGAAGTTGATTGAATGCGCTACAGAGTTTTGAGGCGCGATGAAAGAGGAAACATCTGAATATATTCCCTTACTGAAATCCCTCATCGAGTACCCTGGTAAATTTGCCATCTCATTGTGTTGCGTTATTAGCAGTACTACCGACTAAATTATAAACTTTTGGTCTATACTTCCGTTTCAACCCAGATCCATTCAACTCCTGGAAAATCATCGTTTTCACAATGTCTTGAAACATGAGGAAATCTCCGTCCTTCATATCGAGTGTTCCATTTTCATTTTTTAAACTTCGTAGCTGCCATGTAAGCCAGTGCCTCAGCGCGTCGTATCGTTGAAATGAAATGGTGTCCGCCCCAGAGTTGACCTCCGCGGCCGATGTATAATAATCAGCCGTTACGTTCATATTGTCATTTGCAGAATCAGGAAGCGGCCAGAAGTAGATAGTACCATCATAGATAGTCCACCACGTTGGTGTGCCTTCTTCAGGACGTTGCCAAACATTTAAGTCAACTACAAGCGTAGCGGTAATTGAACCTGTGCCTGAAGCTGGAACTCCGGTAAGCACACCAGCTGTCGCCGAACGTGTTACGCCAGTGTATGTGATGTCATACGCTGTTCCGCCAGAATACACTGTCACTGTCCCGTCATCGTCAAAGTCGTAAGAATTATCTATCTCAAGTGTGGTCGCGCCTATAGCTCCTTCGGTTCTTATTTGAGTTCTTGTTACATCTTTAAGCAATTCTTCCCACTCCACTTTATCGGCATAGATAAGATTCGTCCCAGCACCAACCCTAACTCCGAGAATAGACCGTGGAGTATTCGTATCATACATATCAGTCGGTGGCGTGACATTAAACAGTCCACGTGTTGCCGTACCGAGCGCGTAATCAAATACTTGAAGTGACGACCACGTTTTGAGCTGCCCCCTGATATACGTCATCCCCTCATTAAGCTTTGAAAGACACCACTCGAAATCAAGGATACCCCCGAACTTACTCTTGCTTTGGGTAAGTGCTTGATTGATAAGATTCTGTACCGAGTTCTGTGCAACACCCGTCGTGTTTGCTACACCGTCAGAGTAGTTCGTGCCGGTGACTGCATCTACTGAGTCATAGGGACGGACGAAGTAGAAAGCATATTCAGTACCGGTGTTGATGTATGTTGTAAAATTCTCTGAAACGTCTATATCTATCGTCGCTATCGTCGTCAGTCCAGTGGTAGAGTTAGTGCTGTTCCCGTAAAGGATAAAAGAGTTCCAGATGATCTGCTGGACTTCCTCGCCTGTCGCATGAGCAAAGGTCACACCGGAGGCTGCGGTAATGCCTGTGCCACCAGTAACAGCGCTGATGTCAACAATCTCTGCCTTCTGCGTACCATAAGGACGTATAAGTGCGAGGTGGCTCGTCGAGAAACCACTATTGTCGAGAACGGTGATAGCCATACCAGCAGCAGCAAGAGCAGCAGTGAGCCTTGTCTTAGGAGTAGCCGGAAGTGAGGGATGTTCGACTTCCACAACCCTCCCTAAAACCCTGCGGATACGGAGTGTTTCGTAGTTGCTTGCTGCTGGCATATTATTTAGAATTTACTATATGAGTTATCGTCAACCGCCGTTTCGAGAATGAATATCGCACGGTCGAGTTTCTTGTCCATCTCATTTTGCTTGTCTTTGATCTCCTTTATGTCTGCTTTCATGGTTGCTATTTCGCTGAGGTCCTTTTTAAGGAGCTGAATGTCAAGAGTGTTTGCGGATGTTGGATTAGAGAGAAAAAGATACACACCCATCACAACACCTACCACCGCTACGATGAGAGAGACCTCGTTGAAGATGAATGTACGTACGTTTTTCATACTATTTCATTCCTGCGCGAAGAGCTGCGAGTCCCCCTGCCCCTAGAAGTCCTAATAATGTCGTATATGAATTATCATCAAGCCACTGCATCTGTTTCGCAAGAGTTAGTAATGCGATTGCGAGTGCAACTAAGAAAGTCTTTTTACCACGCATGAATATAAATATAGTTGTCATATTATTAGAGTAGTTTATACATATCTTTAGAATTAGGATCACGCCATATTTTATCCTTTGAAAGTCCATTAAGTTCTTTAGGGTCTCTTATCTTTATCGCGCCCTTTGGAATTGTTCCTCCAGCATAAGAAGTTGTTCCAATATAAGTTCCTGACATAAGAGGACGATCTCCTCTCTGTATATCACCAAGAGAGAGACCTTGCGTGTACTGATAATGTGGATAGTCTCGAAAATTTTGCCACAGCCCACCCCATTCAAGCCCACACTGCTTAGCAAGTTTTCCCGCTTTCAAGAATCTATCGAGACGAAATGACACCTCCCTACCTTTTCTAAATGCTATATCAAATGCAAGACGATACTGGTGAAGCGATTGTCCAGGCTTAGCGTTGGTAACCCGCTTGCCGGGTTTCGTGCGTCCTTGAGCGTACAATTCCGCCTGTTCTTTACAATCCCGATACCCTGCTGTAATAAACGCCTCCCAGCCATCGAATTTGGCTAAATCTAACAATTTGCGTGCTTTGTCTTGTATAGATATGTGCAGATCCTCGATGTTTCTGGAAGCCATATTATACGTTTAATTCATCTTCTTCTTCCATTTCATCATCCACGTCATCTTCTATCGCATGTGATTCTGCGTCTGAAGCTACTGAAGGCGCCATCTGCGCTTCCCACTCTTCAAGAGTTGCTTCCTCCCAGCCTTGGTCGAAATAACCCTGCTTTACTTCTTCAGCCACCTGCATGTGCTCATAGGTCTCAGCATCAATGTGTTTCTTTTTTACATATTCCATATAGGTATATGTTATGAATTAGGATATGGGGTTTTCCCCAGAATAAATTTTTCACTTCCCGTAACTTCCATCCACTTTTCTTCAGCTTCTTGATAAGAGTTAAAGCCGTACTGTTCCAATCCATTACTGATGTGATATTCACAAGTACATTTTTCTTTTCCTTCTGCCAGACATCCGACCGTGGTCGTATGACAATTATTGTCATACCATATCCAGCCATTTTTTGGTGTTCTTGCGAATGGCATATTTATTTTTTTTTCAGCTCCGCGACTTCCTTTTTAAGCTCGATAATCTCTGCGCTGAGTTCCTGTATACCCTTCACGACTGTTGGGACAAGATATTCATACTGAACGTGCCAAGGAAGATGTTCTGAACACTCGACGCCTTTCAAGCAAAGTGAGCATTCTCCGCCACCTTGAGTGTTAAATATCGTTGGAACAATACCGACTGCTTCTTGAGCAATGAGACCAGTGAACGTCCCTCGCTTGTTGTACGCCTCGTGAGCGACAAAGTTTTCTTTCCAGTTAAAGTCTACAACACGGAGCTGTGAGAGAAGTTCAAGTGCATTCACTCTCGTATCCGTGATGTTTTCTTTAATGCGTACATCTGATGATACGGTTATTGTTTGATTACCGATAAGCATAGCCGTTGAGCCTGCACCGTGGGTCGCGTCGTCAATCCACGAAGCGAGAACATCACCGACTGCGAAACCGCCTGTAGCTACCATTGTTCCTACGGTGGTCACATTAGTGAAAGCCGCAGCTCCTGTGCCAACGACTCCCGCATTATCTATTCTAAGTCGCTCGGTCGAACTTGTTGCTCCATCGGCTGTCGTTGCAAAAATTAGCCGTCCAGGCATGAGCATATTCATGAATCGTAATCGCCATCAAAAGGGCAACAATAAAACCTAAAAAAATTAAGAGAAAACCTTTCTTATATCTTAACCTAGGGGGGGGTAAAAAGCAAAAAGTTTTTTATCCACAGAATTGCATCATGATTTTGATTTTCTCCGCCAGCGTTTAAATAAACTGGTCCGCATTTTCCGCTTGGGCGGATGAACCTAAACTGCGCGCGCGGTCCGACAAATTCCATCATCGTTTTGACCTCATCCCAGCCCGACTCTTAAAAAAAATCAGGTGATATACAATGGTAGACGGAAAAGTAAAGTGGTATAATAAATTGAAAGGTTACGGATTCATCGTGACGGAAGGAGAAGATGTCTTCGTGCATTTCAGTGTTTTGCCGAAAGGTGTGGT